TTAATTCTATGGATTCTGTCCCATTAGCGAACCTGATCTGTTTAACTTGTTTATTAAGCTCGCTTGATTCCTCTATCGCGTAGGCCACTTGCCTAAAGGTGTCTAAAGCCATCGATCTATTAGAGCACATAATTATCACGTTTTTAGATCCGAATAAATACAGGTGCGCGAGCATCATCATCCGCGCGAGATGAGTCTTACCCTGTTGCCTAGCACAAAGCACTAAATTAGTTTTCCTAATAAACATATTTTCATCGTCTACGGATGTCATATCTCGAATTACAAAATCTTGCCACGGTAAAAGCGGTAGACCTATGGACTCGGCTAGCTGTGCGATCTCATCGCCGCGATTTTTTCCCTTGATGTATGGACTATGTAAACGAGGCTCAGTAGCCCCCTTACGGCCCGTTTTTATTTTGTCCATATCCTTACTCATCCTGCCTCGTTTGTCCCTTGCACGGACCGGCTAGGACCGTACTGGTGGTGATCGGGGAGATATTGCCCGGAAAGGCAGGGGGGGTAGAAATAGACGCTAAAAAAAGGGCTTGTGAGCGTGATCCCTTACGTGAGTTGCATCTACGACACGCACTAACACAGTTCTCTAAACTAAGTGGATCGCCTCCGGCTTTGATACTCACTACGTGGTCTACGGTGGTGGCATCCTGTCCACAGTACGCACACGTGTATCCATCTCTAGCTAATACGGCTAGGCGTACACGCTTCCAATCACGGCTTACCCTTGGATCTTGCCTACCTCTTACCATCTAGTAGTGCCCCTTACGCTTATGAAACTCTAGAGCTTTACACGCTGTTTGGTGTCTTGCTTTTATGTACTTGAGTCCTCTATCTATCTGTAAGTATGGATCCTTAACCTTTAGCTTTAATAGCTGTGGTATTCCGTACGCTGTGCTCTTAGGGTTATCGGCTCTTGGATCCCATCTACTCTCTTTATCCCATAGAGTCTCTAGACATCGATATTGCTTAGCACTTTGTATTTTCATATGTGCATATATCTTGTAGTTATTCTTGTCTCTTGTAGTACTTACCGCCGTAGCATTAGGCATATTGGTAAATAGCAATAGCCCGGCCAAAAGCACCAAGCTACGTCTGCGAGCTATCCGCCTCAGCGGCTCGCCTACGAGCATGGAGCGTAGCCGTATAGTCAAATACCGGTCAAGCATGAGCGTAATCTTGAGCGTGTCGCACAGCCTTTTAACACCTGTGTATAACTTATGTGTATAACTATTTAGCATCTTTACCCCATCCCGTGCCCTTAAAGCTAAGGCCCGGAGCGTGGTATACCTGCCTCATTAGTAAATTGCAGCAATAGGGGATCGTATGCTCGGCCATCTTTTGCTCAAGCTCGTACCGGATATTGCAGCTAATACACTCATATTCATATATCGGCATCTTTAACGTCCTCCATTAATACAACGCCCATTACACCGCATTTAACGCATTGTAACGATTTAACATATGGAGGTAAGTTATCGGTTACGACTCTCTCTATATGATCAGTCATTTTGCCGCATAGACGGCACTTAGTTTTATATATCGCCATAGTTAGACCTCTTTAGATATTGCATCTCGAATAAGCTAGAGCGTGGTACCCAGTAATTATCTTGGTGCGGATGCTTGTAGCGTGGTGTCATAGCCATATGCACCGGCATCCATCCGAGCAACATATAGACCGGGCTAAAGCCTGTAACCAATATAGCTACATCGTTTGGCCTCGGGTTTGGCCTGTTTTGGATAATAAGATGCCCGTTTTGGTGTTTGGTCCACTTAACCTCGATATTTTCTCCCACGTCTGCCTCATCGTGAAAAGTGTTTACCTTAGGTACAAAGCCGTAATCGCCAAAATATGCAGCTACAGCCATCTCGGCCCCGGCACCCTCAGCCTTTTGCCATATAAACTCGTGGTAATTGGCAAACTTTTGGCCAAATTGATTAGCATCACTCGGATCGGCATTGATCGCTACAGCTCTGTCGAGCCCCTTTTGGTGAGCTACGATCTCTTGCGATCGATCGAGTATTACTTTAGCTACGCCCGACACGCTGCACACAACCATGTAACCGCCTCTAGTCCGACATCTCGAATAGTTAAACCGCCCTCTTGGCTTGCCCACTCATCGCAATAGTCACATCGATCTACAGCCCTTGAGCTTGTCGTACCATCATCGTGGATAGTGGTGCTTATACCGTTTTTAATAAAGGTTATTTCGCCCATAGATACACCGCCAGCATTAAAAAAAATATCTGTATAGCTATAAGCATTTGTAGTAGCTCGGCCCTTGTCATACTTGAGGTTTCCATTTTCCATCGCTACCGAGTACGTGCCAATACGGGTTACATTGATTAGTGCGGTTTTTCTCGGTGCACTTGTAAGCTGCCCACGGCTTACCCGTAGCTTTAGCTGTACCCTCGGCCCATATCATCGTGCCATGAGCGCAGCGTGGAGGTTCGGCTACTTGCTCGCCACCTAAGTTAGCTGCGATCTCTTTTACAGCTGTGGCCATAGTAGGGATGCCCTCGTGAGCTACTTTAGTACTCCACGGATCCGAGTCAGCCGGTAGGGTCTCGACCTTTTGCATATCTTGAGCTGTAGGCCTTGAGCTATATTCTAAGCTCGGCGTTAATAGACCTATGCACCTCCCGTAAGCGCTCGTGACAGTATCCTCTATCAGCCAGCGTTTCATATTTTGCGTAAGGCTTGCAACGTTACCAAAAGCGTAATCTACAGCGCTTGGCACCGTATCCTCATACTCACGATAGGCCTCGGCTTTAACCAACACCGTACCTTTAATCATATCGATATCCTCGATATAGGCGATTAATCTACCGCTCGGGAATTCGGATCTAAAGCGTTTAATCCTCGCGTTTACATCCTCATAGTTATCTAAAAACCCCATTAGATTAGCTCCTTTTCTTTAAGAGCTCGAGCTATGGCACGGCCTCGAATAAAGCCCTCGCCGTGTCCCTGTCTGTATCCAATCGAGTATCCGACCACTATGAAAAGAAAACCTATCCCACAAAAGAATAGACCTATTAATATATCTAAGCTGTTCATCGTTTGCCCTTTGTTAAGGCCGATCAAGCTACTAACCGAGTAGCCCTCTCAGCGTTTGTAGTATCAGTATGAGGGCTATTTGTCAGATATCAAAGCGTAGGCTCTATTGGCGTGTCGCTAGTCGTAGTCTCTACCTTAGGTTTAGTTTTTAATCCGTTTGCGCTTACGATCCCGGCTAAAGTCCCGGTTAAAAACACGGTGAGCGTAGATACTAGATCAATAAAAGCTGCATCATTAGGAGCTTGCTTCATGGGCTGAGTAATAAAGAGCAGCGCATACAGCATAGACATAACCGATAGCGCAAAAACTATAGCTAAGATAATGCCAATAGCTACTATGAGCCGTGCGTGTAGCTCCTCAGCTGTAAATCTACGCCTCGCCATTATCTACTACTCCCTCCTCAAATAAATCTTTTGTGCATAAGCCTAAGCTCTCACACTCCGGAGGCTGACACTCGGGCTTTTGCCAGTTTGCATATTCTTGGCACGGATATCTAACCCAACCTTGATAACCGCACCCCGATAGGAGCATCGTCCCCACAGCCGCCCCTATCAAGGCACGGATCATCGTGCGCCTATGCCGAATTGTTTCTCGCTAGGCTGCACAGCTTTTAGTAGTGGACCAATTAGGCCAGCTATAAAAGCATTAGCTAGTACTTTTGGATCTGTCACACCGGACATATATAGAGCTGCTACAGCTGCTAACGCTGCACGTGCATAAGATTTAGCGGCGGCTTCTAGTTGTTTTCTGTTCATTGTTATCTCCTGTAATGCCCTTAATTGACTTGATATAGTACCGATACGGTAGTAGTACCGGATGTAACTACGCCGTATAGGCCCTCGTGATCTCCTACTTGTATCGTTAATTTATCTTTATGATCTACTAAATAGCCGTTAGCTGTAGTTAGATCTGATCCACCTATAAATAAATTGTTATTAGTTGCGTGTAGTAAAGCCGTTTGATCGGCAATATTAGCCGGCACGATAATCGTAGGCGTTGTAGTTATCGTTACTTGTCTGCTAGTTGGCATCGTTTAACCCTAACTTTTCTATTAATTGTTTAGCTTTAGCCGGTTTAACCTCTACCTCAAAATGCATATCATCGGGCCGGCTCTTAAAGTCTCCGCCCCACTTGAGGCCGTATTTCTTAGCGAGCGCCCGGATCATCGGAATTTTTTCAGCCGGGAAAGTGTCGTATTTTCCGAGAGGATGCTTAGTAGCGTTGAGATCTATAGCTGTACCGGATGAGTGGCAAGAGAGGCGATCAGTAGAGCCTCGCACCATACGGAAAGCGTAGCCCCAGTCGTCTAACGTACCTTTATCGATCGGCTCGATTAGCTCGTGAAATTCCGCAGCAAAGGCGGCCAAAAGCGGACCCACGCTAGAGGCACACCTAAGCTTTAGATCCGTACCGTTCACGGGGTACGATTTTATTTTTATCTCGGCCGGATCTTTTGAGGCCGGGTACCCGTTATAGCTTGTAAGGCTCATCCCAGTAGTAAAGCCGCCTCCTCGGCTGTAAGTCCAAGACGATTTAGGATCTCTTGGCGAGCGGTAGCTTTTGCATTGGCCTCGATTTGTGCCGCCGCTAAGTTATCCGCATCTATTTTCATTTGCGCAATTTCCTCCGCGTTAGCATCTCTAACAATTTCCTCGCCTGTTTCAACATTGACGATTTTAACCTGTGGTGTAGTAATCATTATTTAACTCCATAAAGTAGTGCTGTGCCTGATGTAAAGTTTCCGCTAGTTGGGGCTAATACAATTGAACTAACGGCTGAATTTGAATTGTAAAAAGCGTTACCGTTATTCAAAGTAAAATTTGAAGTGTTTGAATTATCTGTACCGATAGAAGTGTATCGCGCAATTTTTCTAGTCGAAGTATTTGTATAGTCATAAAATTCAACATAAGACATTGCAAAAGTCGTGCTAGGACTTTGTCCAGCCGTTATTGGCGCGCTGCTTGTCCAAGTTAAAGCACTTGAATTGTTATTTGCCGAACTGCTATCATACTGACGATGAGAACTGCCACCAGTGTCACCATTAAATCGCAAGTTAATTGAGGCATTTGCTGTATTTGGTAGATAAGCCCTAATAACCAAAACTAAATTATTATAGGTTTGAGGAATAGACGAAAGACTCACGCTCGCACCTGTTAGCGTTGTGGTGCTGATTAAAGTCATGCCGCCACTTGCAGGAGCAGCGCCCCATTTTAACCCCGTTGCTTCGGCGCTATCAGCTGTTAATATAGTGCCATTAGCTCCGACAGGTAAGCGAGCAAAAGTATCGGCACCTGTTCCCGGTACGAGATCTCCCTTAGCATCGATAGCTGTAGCCATTGAGTTAGTTACCGTTACTGTGCCGGATGTACCGCCGCCGCTAATACCTACGCCAGCTGTTACGCC